TAAAAAACAAAAAGCCTATATATTTACATATAACATAAATAGCTTGCATAAGCTATATTAATAATATTATATATAATATATAGGCTTTTGTTTCATTTATTTGTTTTGTGTTTTGTTTTTTACTTCTTTCTTCTTCCACTTGTCTGTATAAGTGTCATTGTATTTGTTTTTGTATTTTTCATGGTATTTGTCCTGCATACTGTGAATTGCTATTACATCATAGCCAGTTCCATTCAGCTGTTCACACATTCTGTTGATTTCTTTCAATTCTTTTGTTACATCCTGTATCAGTTTTGAAATGTATTCTGCATCTGCCCCCATACCATTGTTCATACATTTCTGCCATTGTTCCTCATACAGTTCTTTTGTTTCGTGTTCCCATTGTTTGTACTGTTCCATAGCACTCTTAACAAACTTTGGAAGAACACTATCATTTACATCATTTGTTGTGTATTTGCTCCAATCTCTCGGAATCATTTGTGGAAACTGTGACTGCCTTAATGGAATCAGCTTCTGGTGAAGGTTGATATATTTATGATGCAACTTTCTTTTGTTTGCACATTCATCCATATACTGACATTCTAGTTTTCTTTTGAATCCTTGTAAACCAAGAAAACAGAAATAATCCGCAAGCTGTTCATGGAAACTTAATGCTTTCTGCATATGTTCATCCAGTTTCATATACACTTCTTCTGCAATGTTTTCTTGCATACGTTTGTTTCTTGTTGTTCCCATCTGTGGCTGTTCTTGCATATTCCAGTTTTGTTCCGTGTTTATTTTTTGATTGTTTTCGTCATACTTTACGCCATTCACTTCATACATAGTTTTACCCTCCTTAAATTAAATTACTGGAAAATTATAACCTGTCTTGCATAATTCACATTCTGAAACTGTGAATACGCCAACATCTGTAGCAACATTTGTATGATATACTTTTCTGCTTCTTAACTGGTCTGCGTGGACATTATTACCACATCTTGTTCTTAATGGATATTGTGTTGCGCCTGCTCCTATTGTTATAACAACTGTGTCTGCACTTGTAACACTTGGTATTGTTTGTGCTATACAAATACACACTTTTTCTTTGTTGCTATAGCTTGCTTGTGGAATGTTTAAGGTCAAAACATTACCCAGCAATGTCACACTATTTGTTTTTACAAAGTGAATACATCCACCACAACCGTAACCATTATTATTATATAAACTACATGACATTTTCTATCACCCTTTCTAACGTCCTAATTAGACGAATAAGGGCGGTTATTCACCGCCCCTACAAATTCATCACGCATAAGCGGAAAGTCCTTTTTAACCATCAAATAAACGCTTTAACATCCACATCCATTGTTACAGGCTGTTCCATAATGTGAAAACAACTGTGCGCTTTCATATGGTGAACAAGTCTGATAAGCCGGAATTGGAGTTGGTCTTAATGTTGAAATCAGAGTAGCGTTCTGTGCCTGTTGACTCAACTGGAGGTTTGCTGTCTGCAACTGGTCTCTCAGGCTCTGAATCTCATTCTGTGTCATTAATGCTCTCGTTGCATCACCATCAGCTTTAATTGCGTTTACGATATCGCAAGTATTTCTTGCGTTCTCATATCTTACTGCATCAATACTCCGCTGTGTTGTGCAACAACAGTCGGAAATTTGTGATGCAAGTGCATTTGTGTTTTGCATACCTGCAACTGCTACATTGTTAATGGCTTGCTGTGTTCCATTGAAGCCATTCAGAAGTGAAGTGTTGACTGCATAGAATCCATCACATAATCCACTTTCAAGACCATTCAGTTTGTTCATGACTGCCTGATTGTCGAAACCTCTCTGAATTGCACTGTCTGTATATGCGCTTGCTGTGCTATTCATACCGTTACCACCCCAGTTTCCAAAGTTGCCGCCCCATGCAAGTAGGAAAAACAGAAAGAAAATCCAGCTTCCATTGCCATCTCCAAACATTCCATTGCCGTCTCGTCCTAATGCCAATGCATCAGCTACACTTAAACCATTACCATCCATACTCATAGTATGTACCTCCTTTAAAAAATATTTATATAAACCGTTTATCGGTTCATACCGCCCATAAAGTTTTGAAACTGTTTATACGCTTCGTCAATATTTATCCCTCTCTGTTTGCATAAATTTACAGCTACTTGTTTCAATTCATTCTCACTTTTTCCTTGTGCCATTTGCTCTGCCCTTTTATACAACGGATTGCATTTAATCATTTGCTGTATCATGTTCTGCATCATATAATATGCCCTCCTTTAAGACTTCGATTTGTTTCTTTAATTTTCCAATCACTTCGTCAAATTCTTTTTTTGATACACATTCATTGCTATTTTTATGTTCTACTTGTGCTTTGTTTTGTTCTACAAGTTCATATGTTTTAAGTTCTGCTGTACCATCTAACATTATTTGTTTCGTATATATTTTGTTATTTGCGATATCTGTAAAAACAAACAAGCTACCATCTAAGTCTATCATACTAGCCCTTGCTTCTTCCAAACTCGAAACTGGTCTACCTTTCAAAAACTGCTGTGGTTGCTGTATCTGCTGTTGTTGTTGCATCATCGGAAACATATTATTATACTGCTGTTGCAATTGTTCCATTCTATTCTGTGCCAATTGCTGTTGCATATTATTATTCATTCCATATGGATAAGCGTACATTTCAATTACCTCCTTTCTAAT